CGATTTCTTTTTCATACTGAAATGCCTGCTCCCGAGTTGAAAATTCTCTTAGAGTTTCACGTTTGAAATTACCTCTACCATATTTACGAATAGCAGCCTTTAAGGCTTTACCACTACCAAGATACTTACAAGGATTACATTTACAAGAATGCACCCCGATATAATATTTGCCGTTGACAAGATTCGTGGTTTTATATACTAAATGTTTCATGCTGATTGTCTCCTGTGACATTAGTGTGAGTGGGCTTTACGAGGGCCGCGACTCACAAGCTAACACAGAAAGGTTACAAATGCAATACTCTCTCACTGACGGAAACAATTGGGTACACCGTTCTATACATAGTAATGCTTATCCTCTTAAGAGATGGGTCGAACATATACGAGGAGAATACCAAAGGGGTAACTATCCCATCGTCATTTGGGATGGATACCACGCGCTTGCTAAGCGGCGTGAGATTTTTCCAGACTACAAAGTTCAGAGAGACCGTAGCAAATCCTCTATCGCTTATGAAGTGATGGACGTAGCGCGGGAGCTTGCAGATAATATGAACTGCATACAAGTCAGAGTCACAGGCGCAGGGGCAGATGATGTCGTAGCACATATGGTAGATAAGATTGGGAGAGAGAAAATATCTTTCATCCACAGTAACGATATTGACCTAGCGGGTTTTGGTATCCCTACAATGCACACCAAGCCTGTGCCAGACCATCTTAAACTCTACAAAACACTGGTTGGCAAGTCCTCGGATAACGTAAAGGGACTGAGACTGTTCGGGCCTAAGGCGTGGGAGAAACTAGGAGGAGCAGAAAAAATGCAAATCATCCTGTTCCTCAACGAGGGCATTCCCTTTCCAGAGGATATGTTAGATGAAAAGCTACAGGGTAAGCTTGAGGCAGACGCTGAGAACCTACGGGTACTGTGGCAAATCTCAAACTTCATCCCCATCACAGACGAGGAGTTGGATGCAGGGACGACACAAGGAACGCTCAACGAGAGCAACATAGAAATGATTAGACAGGAGTACCTTCTCTGGCCAGTTTAGATAAGGTATCTCTGTGCAAACCAGTAGCCCTACTCGCAGCCCTCAGGCTACGATAGCATACACCCTGATAAACTATTGGAGTCTTATTATCTACTCTGGCATGTGCTGATTGACTAATCTTGGAACCCCAAGTTATATCTCTACCCTTTAAAGCTTTAGAGATATTGTCCTTATGTTGCTGAGTCCTTAGCACACCCACTAAGCACCCTCGGCCACCCGCATCTATGTTATAACACATCGGGTCAGAAATAAGTTCAGCAGTTAGCAATGATTTCTCAGCTGCATAGGCTTGATTTCTAGTGATAAACTCTCCTATAGTAGCTCTGGAAAAATTGTGCCTGCCGTATTTCTTTATTGCGGATAAGATATTGTCCCCGCTACCTAAATATTTACAAGGCTTAGGACATCTACAGGAATGAACACCGTAATAAAACTTCCCATTGACAAGATTAGTGGTTTTGTATAACAGGTGTACCATAACAAGTAACTTACAAGAAGGTAACATTATATGCAAGGAATTATAGTACCAAAGGATGTCCTAGTAGATGCACGTAACTTCCATGAAATTAAATCACAAGTCACAGCAGAACTCGAAGCATCAGGGGTCAATGGGTTTGACTTGGAGACTTATGACGAAGCACATGAAGCTCTGCTAGACTATCGTAAAGAGAAACCTAAGTCGGTTATCTTTGACGTTCGTCGTACAACAATTGCAGGCTTCTCTATCCACTGCACAGGCAGTGAGTATTCCTATTACTTCAACATGTCTCATGCTGACGAAGAGAACAGACTGACACTGCATCAGGTACTACCTATCATTCTACTGATGCTGAGAGAAGACAAGCTAACTATATGCCATAACTCAGTGTTCGAACTAACAATGGTTAAATCAGATTGGGGAATAGACCTAGCCCAAAATGATAACGTAGTATGCACGATGATTATGGCAGTTACAGCCTACAATCCTGATGAGTTTAGGATTGCAGATTTCCTAGAGCAGAGACTGAAACCCATGGGTCAGAAAGTCATTGATGGTCAATCAATATTTGACTTGGTTAAGAAACGCTTCCCTCCTAATGCAGAAGGAAAGGTTGATAGATACAATCTCAACAGCAAGCAAAGGGAACTCGTAGGTAAGGTCGTTGCGAAGTCCTCTACAGCATCTTTCTCCTACAATGGTATGGTTAAGAACCTAGCCTTCGGCTATGGCCTAAAAGGAATGGTTCAAAAGTTTTTCAACTTCAAGATGACCACATTCAAGGAGTGTCTGGGAGATAAGGAACACATGGGTCAGCTAACAGGGCAAGAAACGTGTGCGTATGGCGCAGATGATGCCTTCTGGGCTGTCAAAATCTATGAGTACCTCTTAGATTACATGATTAAAACTAACCCAAGGGTAGTGAAAACTTTCTTCGAGCAGGAAAACCCAATGGCCAAGCACTACAGCCAGATGTGGTTGAATGGTTTGAAAGTCAACGGCCCTGCAATTCGCGAAAGAGTTGTCATGGAACGCGAAGCCATGGCGCAGATACTCAGAGACTTGAAAGTTTCAATAAGGAAGGCACTGCCTTTCAATGAAGAACCTCACGAGAAAATGTATGAAAAGATTAAGAACTACAAGGGCAAGAATGGAGATGCCTACCTAAGATATAGGGGTCAGATTGAGACGTTTGCCAACTCACCTGATAGTGACGATGATTATAAAATGTGTGCGCAAGTTAAATCCTCAATTTCTAAAGCTTGGGCTAGGGAGAAAGGTTTACCTGAGCCAAAGGGTGTTAACCTAAATTATTTCGTAACTATGCAGACCTTGCTGTACGACCTCATGGAACTGCCTCCGCAGTATAACCAAGGTAAGCTCACGGCTGATAAGGATGCTAGAGAAAATCTCTTCAAGGAGTTCAGCGACAAGCCCGTTATCAATAACTTAGGAACCCTCGCGGGTATTGTTCAGCGCATGTCCCTATTCCTGACACCTTACTCAGGCTTGACAGACCCAGAGACAAACACAATGCACCCCGTTGTAAGCTCACAGCTAGCGACACGTAGACTTGCAGCTAGCTTTCCTAACCCAATGCAACTCTCCAAGAGAGGAGAGAGTGCCTACATCAGAGGGTTCTACTTACCAGACAGTGATGAGGACTGTATCATCTCACTCGACTGGTCACAGGTGGAGCTAGTGTTAATAGGAGAGTTCTCAGGAGACCCTGAGTTCGCAGAATGTTATGGTAAAAAGCCTTACAGAGACCTACACGCCGTTGCTGCCGCACCTCTAGCGGCTAAGTATAAAAATCTACCTCCCTTCTCGCTCGAAGAGTTCAAGAAGATGGAAGATTATAAGCAACTCAGAAATGATTTCGGCAAGGGTTCTAACTTTGAATACTGGTACTCAGGGGGACTGTGGGTTCTAGGAGCCAAGATGGGCTACGGATTTGAAGACACCATAGAGCTTAGCCAAAGGTATGCAGAGAAATTTGCAGTCGCAGAAGCATGGAGGAAGCAAGTACAGTGGGACTGTGCCCTAAAGGGTTACACAGAGCTACCAGACAACACTAGGCGTGTACGATATGAGTCCACAGGTACTTGGAAGAGACACATGTTGTCATGGTTTGGCCACGACCCCAGTCTAAAAGCCTTCGGCGAGATTATCACCAAGAAAATCCAGACACGCTCTGGCAACCAAGCTGTGAACGCTCTAATTCAAGGAACCTGTGCAACACTGGCAAAGCGTAGTGCAGAAAGAACTGTGAAGGAGTGTGCTCGCTTAGGCATAAAGGCTCGGTTTATGATGCCTATCCACGACGAGTTAGTCTGGTCTGTCAACCGCAAGCAAGTCCATGAATTTTTGGAAGTGGCTAAGCGATGTATGACGGAACACCCTGATATTGTTAGCAATTTGGTGCTTGACTGTACCGCCTCAGTAGGTAATACTTTCAGACCTTATAAAAAAGAGTCTGCACCTTACGGTCAGATTGAACTGGATGAACTACCACTTGAGTTCTGTATAACATCAGAGAAGGACGGTAGAGCTACAGAGGAAGAGATAGATGCAATCTTGGAGTATCTGAACGATGCAATTAACTAGAGGGTTTGCTTGGGCTTTCGTTGCCGCATTTAGCACGATGTTCTGGACAGGACTGGCTTGGGTAGTGACACGTTCACCCTTTTTACTGGACACAGCGCGTTTCTCGGCAGAGGTGGCGCTGTGTGTAATGTTCCTAACAGCTATCCTATATAAAGTGGAAGAAAGGAATGCGAAGAAGAAGGGCTAAGCCTAAGAACCAAGGTAAGTCTGTAGAAAAAGATTTTTGTAGAGAGCTAGAACTCCATTACAAGAAAAAGATTTTCATACAGAGGAACAGAGACACAGCTGATGCCTCAGGCAGAGCAGGCAAGCTAGTCGTGGTCGCAGCTCAACCCTCCGACTTCATAGTCACACTCAATGGCATCACAGCCTATGTTGAGGTGAAGGACTGCAACAATAAAACCTCCTTCCCTTTCTCTAACATCAGGGAAAGCCAATGGGTTGCTGCAAAACAACAGGTTGCTGCTAAAGGGTTATACTTCTTCGTAGTACACCACAAAGGACAATGGTACTGTATTCCCGCCAAGGTTATACTAAGTACAACAACAAGGAAGTCTCTCCCTTGGAAAGACATAAAAGAATACGAGCTGAAAACACTCGTAGATATTAAAAGGTACTTCAAATGAGTAAAGATAAACGATACACCATAACTGAGTCTGGTGTGCATAAAGGAATGACAGATGTGATGATTGACCTAGAGACCACAGGTTTAGACCCTCTAAAGAATGCAATCGCACAAATTGGTGCTGTAAAATTCAATGCACGAACGGGTAAGGTAGGTGAAAGTTTCTGTATTAACGTGGACGTTGATGCCATGGAGGGCCGAGAGTGGATGCCTAGCACACGCAAATGGTGGGAAAGTCAAGACAAAGCAATCCGAGATGGTGTATTCGAGAACCCTTACTCACCCACGATAGCGCTGAATGCGTTCGCCAACTGGTGCTTCCCTCTGAATAGCCTACGATTCTGGTGTAAGGGATTACATTTCGACTACCCGTTCGTAGAGAGTTACTTTAGAGAGCTAGGCATCCCCACGCCTTTCCACTATAGGCAGGCAGAAGACATGGGTTCATTTATTGATGGACTATACTTCCCCTTACCGAGGCAGGAAGTCAATTACAAGGATGTTGGTGGAGCACATAACGCCCTATCAGATGCAATCAACCAGCTCGCAGAACTGAAAGCACATATTGCTCAAGCTCGCCCTGAGATGAAGTATGAAGTATAAGTTAAAGAATGGACAAACCATTCACGCTATAGGCGACCCCCACTTGGGTCGCCGCTTCATAACTAATGTCCCCTTAGCAGCCAGAGGTGTGAAGGAGCAGCAGTTGAAGGATGCGTACATAGAAAACCTAAATGTTGAGGCAGACTTTATCGTGATGATGGGAGACCTATTCGATAAATTTGACGTGCCTAATGATGTTATACTTTTTGCATTCCAAGAGCTTGAGAAAGCCTCACACGCTAACTTCAAAACTACCTACCTGTTCAACATGGGCAACCATGATGGGTCGAGGGACACGAGCAAGAAATCTAGTTATGAGGTTTTCGCAGAACTGGTCGAGAAAGCTGAACTAGCTAATGTCACAGTCGTCACCGATGAGTGTGTCATGTTCAGAGGTATTGGGGCTGTCCCTTGGCACCCTTTCAAGACACCTACCGAAATGGTAAAAGAGTTGAAGGAACTGGCTGATGAATACCCTAACATCCCCTTAGAGTATGTGCTGACCCACAACGATGTCTCCACCTATGGCTCAGATGCTGACCCCCACAACCTAATGGCCTTCCAAGCGCTAGCAGAATTGGATGCAGTAATCCTAAATGGACACGTACATCAACCGTCTGATAAAATGTATGATGGTATGAGAGTCGTTAACATAGGTGCCATGCTGCCTCTGACTTTCAATGAGGACTCCACGGGGGAGCACTATGTCACCCTCACCCTCAAAGAGTTCGAGGAACTGTCAGATTATGACAGTTTGAAGAATAAGTCAGTGAGGATTGTACTCAAACCTGATGA